ATATAGTGAATATAAATAGGGAGGAATAGCATGAGTAAAGATAAAAAAGACTTATCAGAGATAGAGAATAAGCTTAAGAATTATTTTAGAAAAGATCCTGTTATAGTAGCTAAGAATAAACAACTAGAAAAGATAGTTAAATGTATAGAAGAATTGGAACAACAAATGAAAACTAATAATTATAATATCCCTGAGGAATCTAGTTCTCCAACATGGGGCGATAAGGTTCAAACATCAAGTAACGGTACTAGCTATGTAGAAAGAGAATTGATGAATATAGTTAGTAGAAAGGAAGTTGAGCTTGGAGACTGGTATAAGAAGAAATATAGTTTAGAATCTGAAATAAGGCAAATAGAGATTGATTGTGCTGAATTAGAAACTAATATATCTTTGTTAGATGAAGATAATATAAAGTTACTTAAGATGAAATATGGTGATAATAAAACAGATCTTGAAATAGGATATTTACTTGCTATGGAACAACCAGGAGTGACTAAGAGAAGAAGAAGATTGTTAGAAGATATAGCAAAATGGGATAAATGGATAAGTTGAAAAATGAGTATTTCACTAGCTTGATAAGGAATTAAAGTGGAATTAAGAAGGAATGAAAACCTTGATTTATCTATGTTATAATATATGTATAGAAAGTAACTTCTTTCTCATATTGTCTCCCTCTAGGATGAAAGAGTTAAGAACAAAAGAGCAGTACTAAAAATACCTATTGGTTTAACTTAGTGGGGACTTAGTAAACTTAAAAAGTATCTTTAGTAAGAAATGCCTATAGGGGTTAACAACCCCTACTATGGTTATATACTCAACTGGGGAGAAGCCTTAGAGCTGAGAGTTCAAATCTCTCTATAACCAACATGGAGTACAGCTAATACTCCCAATGATAATATTGATTAAGAAAAATGTTTTATTTTATGTGTTCCTTTTATGATTAAATGAAAAAGTTAGCAACATCCTTTTATTAGGTTTCGCAGGTCTAAAGGATGTTCATGGAGATTGAATTAGCTGTAAAGGTGCAAATCCTTAAATCTCCTCCCTTTTATTAGTATTATCCTCCTCACCCAACATGAGAAGTAATATTCAGGCAAGAGTGTTGCTTCTCATGTTTTAATAAGACATATTAGAGTAGTGATGGAATAGGTAGACATGAAGAGTGGTCAAACATACTGTTACGAGGCTCTGTTAGGTGCCAACCTGCAGATGGTTTCGGAGACTTGTTAGGTGCAAATCCTAACCTACTCTATTAAATAAGATATCATCAATCCTCCATAAGATTTTTATATATAGAAGCACTTTAGTTTAGATACTGAGGTGCTTTTGTTATGTAAAAAGTAAAGGGGAGAAATAAATATGAATGGGTATAAAGAATTGGTATTAGTTTTAAATCCCAAAATGTACGAAGCATATAAAGATTTAAACCTCATACGAGAAAGAAATGGAACGGAATGTTATAATGGAGCAAAAATAATAAAAGTAGATGCTAATGGGTTTGTAATTTAGGTTATAATATAAAGGGGAGGGATTAAATATGTTAGAAGTAAAAGATGTATTAAAAGATTTTATTGAAAATCAATCTTTACAAGTTGAGAAAAATATTAGGATAATGTTGGAGCATGAGGGTGTAGTTGTTGAAAATCCTAAAGATTTAAAACCAATATTAGATTCATTAGGATATGCCTTTGAAAGATACGAAATGCCAGGAATAGGGGTTATTTATAGATTACTAAAAGAAGGTAAAATAAAATCTGAATTTAGTTATAAAACAAATATAGATATCTCTGGAGAAATTACAAAAGGTACAATTGGAATATCGGAAGTAAAGTTTTATTAGGGTGTGATAATATCACATCTTTTTTATTTAGGAGGGATAGTATGAAGGTTAATGATATAAAAGAGATGCTTGAAAAAGCAAAAGAACAAAATATTAAATCAAATTATATTTATATGACAGAAGGTAACCATAACGAGTTAGTCAAGGAGCTTATTGATAATAAATTAGTAGATTCAGAAGAATTTTTATTAATAGATGGCAAAAGATTTGAAAGTAATAAGTTAGAAGATGGAACAATAGAGATACATTTATTAGATTAAAGAATTGAGGTGACAGTATGGAAAATAAAGTTGGTAGACCAAGGAAATTTAAAACAGTTCAAGAATTACAGAATGCTATAGATTATTACTTTGACAGTATAACTATTACTCATAAAGTTTTTGATACTGTCGTAGATGAAGAAGATAAAGATGGTAAGGTTATTAAGTCACATAAAGAGCCTAGATTAAATAATGCTAGAGAACAGATTACATATGATGAATATATCGAAAGGCCTTCCATTTTAGGAATGTGTTTGCATATGGGAATACATAGAGATACATTGTTAGAATATGAAGCTTTGGTAGAATATTCCGACACAGTTAAAGCAGCTAAGTCAAAAATAGAACAATATGTAGAGCAACAACTCTATAGAAAAGACCAAGTAACTGGTATTATATTTAACCTTAAGAATAACTTTGGATGGAAAGATAAACAGGAAATTGAGACTACTGGAGAAACAACAGTTAATAACAATCTTAAAATAGATAATAGTGTTAAAACAGAAGACATAAAAGATATGATCAAGAAGTTAGAGGATAAATAATGTATATATACAAGTTAATTCAATGCATAAATTGTGTATAAATTGATTAACTATGAATAAATATACATAAAAGTGCTAAAATTATCGGTAAAATACTTTTTTGAGTGAATAAATTATGAATTCATGTCGCTAAATATTTTTTTAACGACATTAAAGGAGTGAACATGGATAAAGAATCGATATTGTTAGAATTAAAAAAAGAACTAGCAAGGAGAGAATACTCAGAATATTGTATCTATGTTCATAGAGGAAATTGGATATTAGGGAAACATCTTAAATTAGTTTGTGCTGCTATAGAAGATTTAATATATAGAAAGATGAAACAGAACATATTAATTATTTCAATGCCTCCACAACATGGGAAATCTCAATGTGTAACTGAAACACTTCCTAGTTATTATTTAGGGAAATTTCCTAGAAAGAGAGTTATTGAGGTTTCGTATGGTGATGATCTAGCACAAAGGTTTGGTAGAAGAAATAAAGAAAAGATACTAGAACATGGGAAAGAACTATTTGATATAGAACTTTCTAAAACTTCTGATACAGATTTTGAGGTCAAAGAACATAAAGGATCTATGATATCAAAAGGTATTATGGCAGGACTTACAGGTAATCCAGGTGATTTGATTATAATAGATGACCCTATTAAGAATAGACAAGAAGCAGAATCGGAAACTTATCGTAATAGAATATGGGAAGAATTCTTAAACTCCATTTATACTCGTTTGAGTGCAGATGGAGTTATTATTTTGATTATGACAAGGTGGCATGAGGATGATTTGGCAGGAAGATTATTAAGTACTATGCCTAATAAGGTTAAAGAAATCAATATACCTCTAGAAGCTGAAGAAAACGATATATTGAATAGAAATGTTGGCGATAGTTTATTTCCTGAGATAGGTAAAGATAATAAGTGGCTTAAAGAGTTCAAACAAGTTTATACAACTCAGGAAGGCTCTAGATCGTGGAATGCACTTATGCAAGGCAGACCTACTGCACAAGAAGGTAATATTATTAAACGTAAATGGTTTAAATACTACAAAGATATTCCTCAGAAGTTCGACCAAATATTGCAAAGTTGGGATTGCACATTTAAGGATTCAGATGGTTCTGACTATGTAGTGGGGACTGTATGGGGTAGACGTGGAGCTGATAAATACCTATTAGATATGTCTAGAGATAGGATGGATTTGCCAACAACAATACAAGCTATGTTGCAAATGACTTATAAATGGCCAGATGCATATTTAAAGTTAATAGAAGATAAAGCTAACGGTTCAGCTATTATACAAATGCTTAGACATAGAGTGGAAGGGATAGTTCCTGTTAATCCAGAAGGTTCTAAACTTGCTAGGGTACACGCTATCTTGCCTAATATAGAATCAGGAAATGTGTATCTTCCAGAAGAAGCTGAGTGGCTAGTAGATTTCTTAAATGAATGTTCTAGTTTCCCTAATGGACAACATGACGATATGGTTGATAGTATGTCACAGGCATTAATAAGGATGATAAATGATTACAAGATACAAGAGCCGGTTAGCAATAAATTCAACTGGCCTTATCCTTTTAATTTGAATGAAGAAAAAGATAGTGGATATATAGAATGGTAGGAGGATTAATATGTTTGTAAAAATGAGAACATGTGAATTGATAGAAAAAATAGATGCTAAAGTTTCTAAGTTATTCAGTGAATATAATTCAAAAAAATATGATGCAGATGAAAAATGCATGGCTTGGAGCAGAATACAGTGCTCAGATAAGGTGGAAACCTTTGAGTGTACAGAAGCAGCTAGATGGGCCTGTTTAGCGCTAAAAGATTTAGATATTGTTAATGGTAAAATAAGAGAACTAGATACTTGGAAGAGAGAACTCAAAGACTTTACCGAAGTGTTTATAACTCCTGAAGAGTTATCTAAAGTGAGGTGTTAATATGCTAGAACTAATCTTTTTATTTATAGTTATCCTTGCAACAGTAATAACAACTCATGTACTGACGTTAAAGGCTTATAGAGAGGGAATAGGGAAGGGGTATGAACTTAGCAATAATATAAGACCTACGGAACCTAAAACTATTGTAGAAGCCGTACAAGAGCACACAAATAATAAACAAATGGAATATCAAAATCATGATGTACAGAATACTATAAGCGAGTGGCTTAATGGGGGTGTTTAACCTTGGAAGAAAATAAGTGGTTAGATAATAGAATCCAAAAACAATATAAAGAAGGATTAAATTATCAAGCTCAAATGCAATTCACTAGTAAATGGCCAGAGTATGAAAGATTTAAAGCCGGGGATCAGTGGCCACCAGCTACAGAAAAGACTAAGAATTTGCCTAGACCAGTATTTAACATAATAGATTATATAGAAAATCATAAGGTTGCTTCAGTGCTTAATGAAAATATAAAGATGGTATTCAGTTCTCAGGAAATAGAAAATGTACAAGATGGTCAACAACCAGTAAATGAAGAGATAGCCCAATCAATGAATGGAGCTGAATTATTCTCTAAATACAGTGAGACAACATGGGAAAATATACAACAGGATATGATTAATGAAGAAGTGTTAGATAGTGCTTCTAATATAGGCACAGGAATAGTACATTACTTTTGGAATAACTCTATTAAAGGTGGAGTTACTAATAAATATATAGGAGATATGGAAGGAGAGTTTCTCGATCCTATCAATGTATTCTTTGGTAATCCACAGCAAAAGAATGTGCAAAAACAACCTTATATACTTATATCGAGTAGGGATTTAGTGTCAAACTTAAAAGAAGCAGCTAAAAACAGTAACGTACCTTTAGAATATATAGAACAGATTAAATCAGATAAAGATACTGAAGATGAAGGATACGATAGTGCAAAAGTAGAGCTAACTGGAACAGAAAAAGCTACTGTAATAACTAAGTACTTTAAGAAAAATGGTACTGTATGGTTTAAAAAAGTGGTTGGTAATGTCATGGTATATCCTGAGACAGATACACAACTTAGAATATATCCTATAGCTATTATGCAATGGAAACCAAGAAAGAAAAGCGTATACGGTGTAGGGGATACAGAAGGATTAATCCCAAATCAAAAAGGTATAAATTTTTTATTGGCTATGATGTTGTTATCAGCACAAGAAACAGCGTGGCCTAAAATATTAGCTAAACCAGGAGCCTTAAATGGTCAGATAGTAACCAACCAACCAGGAGAAATAATATATGATTACTCTAACTCTCCTAATGGTGATGGAATTAAATACATGAACACTTCCAATGGTTTCAATACAACTTCATTAGTTTTAGTAGATAAGTTCATAGAAATAACTAAGACATTCTCAGGGACAAATGATGCAGCTGTTGGAGAAGCTCCAGGAGCTAATATTGCGGCAAGTGCAATTATGATGTTGCAGAAAGCAGCAGGAGTTCCGATTGAAAGTATTCGAAAGCGTTTCTATAGGTATTGTGAAGATGTGGGACGTATATGGGAAGAGTTTTGGAAGGTTAAGTATAATATTACTAGGATGGTTAAGGTTAAAAATCAAGATGATCAAGAAGAAATGTCAGGGTTTTTAGGAACAGATTTTATCAATATCCCATTTAATTTAAAGATAGATATAGGACCAGCAGGAGCTTATTCAGAATCATTAGCCCAAAGTACATTAGATAAGCTTTTTGATAGTCAACAAATAGATTTAGAAACATATTTAAAATACTCTCCTAAATCGGCTATGCCTTATAAAGATAGTTTATTGAGAGATGTACAACAAAAACAGGCGGAACAAGCTATGATGCAAAATCAAATTATGCAACAACAACTTGGTATGCCACCTAATATTCAATAGCAGCCACAAGCACCTATGATTAATCCTAGTGTTAATAGAGTTGCTAGTGGACAGATATAGACCTATAAGGTCTTTTTTTATACCCAAAATTCGCTTGAGATAGCGCAAAAATCTCTTAAAGAAAGGATTTAGTTATGGAAGAAATGATTGAAAGCACAGTAAACGCTGAGCCAGTGGGAAACGTTGAACCACAAGAAGAAATAACAGAACAGTTAGAACAAGTTGAGCCTACAGAAAGCGCAACAGAGGAAGCCGCTGAACCTCAAGAAGGACAACATAAACCAGTTCAAGATGCTCAAACCAATGCTATGTTTGCAAAGATACGTAGAGAAGCAGAGCAAAAGGCAAAGGACAACATGATAGAAGAAATGTATGGACAAACCCATGGTATACATACATATGCAGAATATCAAAGAGCAGTTCAAGAACAAAAAAGACAGCAAGAAGCAGAACAAAAAGGAATAGACCCACAATTCTACAATCAATTTATGGAAATGCAAGAAAAGCTTAATTCTATAGAAAGAGAAAAAACTTTTATAGAACAAGAAGCTCAATTAACTTCAGACCCAGTTAAGGGGAATTTATATAGTCAATGGAAAGATGATGTTAAATCAGTTTCTCAAAATTTTGGAGTAGATCTAAATACAGCTTTCACACTTTTATTAAGTGAAAGATTAGGAGATATATTGGGACAAACTTCTCAAAAAGCTCAACAAGAAACTATACAAAAGATTAATAGCAATGCCACTTCATCTCCTGGTGGACTGTCAAGCGAAGCATCTCATACAAAAGATTCTGTAAGCAATATGAGTACAAAAGATTTTAAAGAGTTGCAAGAGCGTGTATTAAGAGGAGAAATAAAAGAATTTTAACGAGGTGTATATAAATGGCAACTAAAGTACAAGGATATTCAAATGGAAGTTCAGGCAATAATAATCAATTAACAAATGAACAAGCTGAGTTCTATCAAAGAACCATGCTTGAAAGACTAGAAGATTCTGTAGTGTTTATGAACTATGGTAAAAAGCAAAACATACCTAAAAATGCTGGAGCTACTACTTCATGGAGAAGATTAGAAATGCCTTCAGTGGCTACTACAGCTATAACTGAAGGAGTAACTCCAGATGGGATTGACTTAACAATAAACAAGGTAAGTGCAACAGTTCAACAATTTGGTGCATGGACTAAGATGTCTGATTTCATATCAATGGTAGGATTAGACCCATTACTAACAGAAGTTTCTCAAATGTTTGGAGATCATGCAGGACTTTCTATGGATATTATCGTAAGAGATATCATAAAAGCTGGTACCAATGCACAATTTGCAAATTCAAGAGCATCAAGAGCAACTTTGGCAGCTGGTGACGTTTTAACAACTGCTGAAATCCAAAAAGCAAGAGCTACAATGGTTAAAAATAATGTTAAACCTATATCGTTACCTAACGGTGGAAAGGGATATTTAGCATTTATTCACCCAGACACAGCAACTAAGATATTCAATTTACAAGAATGGAAAGATCAAAACACTTATGTAGATGTTAAGAATAGAGAAAAAGGAATTGTAGGCCAAATGTATGGTATATACTTCATGGAGGCTACAACTGCGCCTACATTCGCAGATGGTGGTTCTGGTGGAAACTTAGCTGGATTCTCAACTATTATAATCGGAGAGGGTGCATATGGTATCCCAGATGTAGCAGGATCATCTAAACCACAAATTTTAGTATTCAAATCTGGTAATACTGAGAACCCACTTGAATTATATTCAACCATTGGTTGGAAGTCATGCTTCACTTCAGTAAGACTTAATGAAAAGTGCATATTAAGATTGGAACATTTAGCAGTTTAATAAATTTGGAGGGTATAGCACCCTCCTTTATTTTTTAGGAGGAATTATTTATGGCAAAACAAGAAACAAAATGGAGCAAACAATTCTCAGAGGAACCTTTAGTAGATTTATTTATCCCTAAAGATAAATTAAATAAAGATAATGCAAAGTGGCTATGTATAAATGGTGAGGAAATATGGTTAGCAGTTGGAAAAAGAATAAAAGTACCTGTAAGTGTAGCTGAACTATGGAATAGATCTTATTCAGAAACAATAGAAGCTGAGGAAAGAATGTCTCAAAATATTGAGATTCAATCATAATAAGCCTTAATAGGCATTGAGGTGATGTAACTTGGAAAGAATGTTTAATGTGTTGGCTTATGCAAAGTCTAAAGCTCAACCAGAAAAAATGACTTATTATCAAAACGACACAAAAGCTTCAAAAATATTCTTTGAAATTAATCAAGATTCAGGAACTCCTATGGAGGGAATTGTTTCAGCTGCTGTCACCTTGCAGAATCCAAATGATGAAGAAGATACAACCACTTGGGGAATGGATTATATCGACATAGAAAATAATTTAGTTACATTTACATTACCTAATTGGGGACTAACAGAAGAAGGAACATATAATGGACAAATAAAAGTTTATGGGACTGATGAACAGAGGTTGACCATGACTAATTTTAAATATAAAGTAACTGCTGAAATAGCTTCAGGAATTGAAGATACTGATCCAGACATTCCTATATTAACTGGATTGATAAACGATACCAATGAAGTAATGAATAGGCATGAGACAAACTATGAAGAAGCTTTAGCCCTTAGTGCTGAAAATGCTAATTTAGAAATAGTGGATGCGCGAAAAGGCAAAACTAATTTAGGATTAAAGATAGGTGAAATTGATTCGTTTTTGGAAGAAAATAAGAATGAATTAAAACCACAATACTTCAATAATAATCAACCTATAATAACGGTTGTAGATGATGATGCAACATTGAATTTCTTAATTAAATGGGTTCCAGTTTGCGAGGCTAAAGGAATAAAAATAAGTCTTGGTGCAGTAAAAGACTTTGCTGGAACAAGTGGGTACATGACATTAGAGCAACTAAAGACTTTGAGAGATTCAGGCTATGACGTTCTTTCACACTCAAAGTCTCATCCCCATTTATATAATATAAGTGATGCCGATTGGGAATTACAATGTAGTGAAAGTTTACAGTTTGTAAGAGAAAATGGATTTAATGATAAAGCTATCGTATACCCTTTTGGACTATACGAAAGTGGAATGGATGATACAAAGAGAAAAAATATAAAAACACTAACAAGAAAATACTACGAATATGGTATAGATGCTACAGAAACTACAAATTATTTACCTGTAGATTCAATGCGAATTGAAAGAGTTGGCATAGGTGGAGCTGACTTAGCATCTATAAAAATAGCAGTAGATAAGTGTTATAGTAGAAAAAACTGGTTAGTTATATTAACTCATTGTGGATATGAGACTAACACTAATTTATATGGAGATATGATTGACTATATAAAATCACTAAATATTCCTATCTTAACTTTTGATGAAGCTATTAAAAGAGTAGGAAATGTTATTAGTACAGGAGATACACTATCAAGTGATTATCTCTTTGTTTCTAAAGATGGAAAAATAAAATCAAGCGATATAATCAAGCAACAAATGGTTGTAGTAGATAATACATTGACTAATATTGATGCTCCAATATCCACTTATAAAGTAGGCAAAATAACGTATTGTGAAATAACTGCTAGTGCTGACACATATTTAAATAAAGGTGGACATTTACAAAGTTATCATAGTGCTGTAGCAAATCAATCCTATCAGGAGCTTGTAGTATCAGAAAAATTTTCTAACTACAGTATAAGAAGAAGATGGTTAGATAGTACTACATCATGGGGGGAATGGCAGTGGGTGGCTGGAGTTATAATAGGTGGTAGACCAACTTTTAATGTAAAAGGTTGTTTATGTTATGATGGAGGGATTCAAAAACTTATTATTAACACAGGAAGTAACTGGAGAGATACAAACGGTAATATAGTTTAGTTAATTGATAGAAAATTGAAAATTATTGCGAATTTAGAGAGTAGAAATACTCTCTTTTATTTTAACCAAAAGAAGGTGATTAAATGAAATTTTTAGAAATTTACACCTCAGTAATGAATAAATGTAACGTAGATACAGATGATGACCAAGCTATAAAGGTAATTAAAGATGGTATTAATGTGGGATATAAAGAAATAACAAAGGAAAGTAAGCTTATTAGTACAGTAACAATCATACCGACTAATAAATTAATAACTTTGCCCGACGATATGATAGAGATTTTGAAAGTAACTCCAGCTTTAGATGGAGAAGATCAATTAGTGGGAAATAACATAATAACTAACAAAGAATGTGAATTTACAGTAGTTTATTCATACACTCCTGATTTATTAACTAAAGATAATGATGAACCAGAATTACCTTTAAAGTTTCACGATTTATTAATAGACTATGGTTGTTATGTATACTATCAATTCAAGAAGAAAGATACTGCAAGAGATTTTTATAATTCATATAGAGCAGCTTTAACCAATATGATGACTAGTAATTTAGGACAGAATAGTATTAGGGCGGTGTATTCATTATGGTAAAAGAATATAGGTTTAAATTAGGCCCTATTAATGGATTAAATTTAGCTATAGATGAAAGTTTATTAAAACCAAGTGAAACACCTTCTAGCATGAATGTTGAAATAGATACAGGAATATTTAAAACAAGCTTAGGTATTACAAAGTATGTAGCAACCTCTCTAAGCGGTTTAGATACCATAATGACATATTATAAGGATAAAGTTGGATATATTCTTGTAGGAGCTTCTAATAAACTTTATAAGCTAAGTGGAAGTACATTCACCGAAATAGCTAGTGGATTTAGTTCTAGCAGTTTTGATTCGGTAAATAACAACGTAAATAGTGAGGACGTTATTGTTATAACTAATACTTCGGGTAGTGATAATGTTAAAGTTTATAACGGAACAACTGTAAGAGATTTAAAAAGAAATGGTGCATCTAGTTCGGATGCTTCAGACAACAAAGCCCCTCATGGAAAATTTATAGAGCTTCATTATGAAAGACTATGGTTAGCTGATGATAATAGCTTATATATATCTAAAGATTTTGACATAGATGATTTTACTACGCCTACAGATGAAAATGAAGTCAATATGCATGGAGCTGAAATAGTAGCATACTCAAATGATGGTTCAAAAATAATAGGACTTAAAGTTATATTTGATGATGTTGTTATATTTAAAGAAAAATCTATATTTAAAATTTATGGTACCAATCCAACCGTATATCAAAAAGTACAAATATTCTCTAGTAATGGTGCTATTGCAGATAAATCTATAGTTGCAACTTCAAAAGGAGCTTTCTTTATAAATAAAGATGGTATCTATGTATATGATGGTACTAATGTAAACCTAATTTCTCAAAAGATAACTCCAATATTCAGAAGAATAAATGTTAATGCAATAACAAAAGCGGTGGCTTACTATTGGAATGATAAATATATATTAGCAATTCCTGTAGATGGTAGTACTGAAAACAATCTAATAATTGAATATGATCTATCTACTAAAGAGTTTATAACTAGAACTGGATTCTCTGTAAGGAGTTTTGCAGATTTAGGTGATAAGCTCTTATTTACTTCTAATAACTATATTTATCAATATAACACAGGAACAACTATTGATGGAGATGTTATAAATGCTAATTGGGAAACTGGCTTAAGTGACTTTGAAATGCCTAATGCGGTTAAAGAGGTATCTTTAATTTATTTTACAGGCAAGGGAACTGGACAAGTTAAGATTAGTTGTATATCAGAAAAGAAAACTAAGTTTAAGATTGTCGATTTAACGAGTTCTAATAAGGTTTATAGGCTTAACATAAATAATAAAGGTAGATTAATTAAATTCAAAATAGAGAATGTATCAGGCTCACCTATTGAAATTAAAGGATTTAATGCAGTATACGAACTTGATGAAGATTAGGAGGTGTGTTCATGGGATATAAAAGAGAAGATATTAGAGATTCAAGCCCTTTAGGATTAAAAAAAATCAATGATAACTTTATGAATATGTGGCAAAAGATGTTTGGCAATATAAATTTTGCTGATTTAGATAAAGGAACCCAAAAAACTATTACTTCTAAGGTTTCTGAAGGCGATTTAGAAACGATCGTAACTCAAAATGCTGAATCATGGAATTTATCTATAAATGGTAAATTAACAGGAACGAATTATAACTTTACTGGTACAGGATTTACTATCGGTGGAACTACAGGAGCGGATAAAGCAGAACATACACCTACTTACTCAAAATATATGCATAGTGATGGCACTTATACTCAGATAAGCGCTAACGGTTTGCAAAGATTTGTTGGTGGGACAGGGAAAAGTTATTTCTATACAAGCTCATATATAGAATCTGGTAATTTGGATTTTAATTTTACTACTGGTTCTAGTGGTGGGATAGATAGTGGAGTTTCTATTAGTCTAGATCTTCCTACAGAATTAATTGGAAAAGCTGTTACTGTAGTTCCTTTACTTATTAATATATCATGCATAACAACAGGTAATTTTATGCCTTTTGCAACACCTTCACCTTCTGGAGTTGTTAATACTGGCACAAATAAAGTTGATTTTTTAGTTCCGGTATCAGGATTTTTAGTTGCTGGGGGGGCAGCATTAACTACTTATCAAAACACTGGTTTTATTCTTAGAGTGAAAGTTGGTGCTATTCTTATAGCTTAGAGGTGATTTAATGGACAAAATGACAGTATTCTTTAATAAACGTACTGGAAATATCCGAATTATAAGTGGTGGAGAACAGACCATGAATATATTCGGAGAAGAAAAACAAGATTATGAGTTAATATATGATTTTATAGTACTTGAATTTGATAGATATGTTCTTGAAAATTCGGGTTCTTTTTATGTAGATGAAAATAGAGAACTTAAATTTAGAAATGCTGATAATTTAACTAAATACATGTAAAGGAGGTTTTAAAATGCCACAAAGCATGGATTATTACAAACAACAAGCGAACGATCAAGTTAAAGCTCAATATGCACAACAACTTCAAGATTTACAAAATCAATATAATCAAACTAAGCAATCAACTTTAGATTCAGGAAAACAGACACAAAATAATTACAATAATCAAGTACTTGCAAGAGGGTTAGGGAGAAGTTCTATAGCTAGTACAGGATTATCAGGAATAGAAAATGCAACAAATAAAAATATAACTAATCTCACAACAAATTATAATCAAGGCATAGCTGGAATAAATACTAATAGAGATAGTGCGGTTACTCAATTGGCTAATTCTCTATATAATTCTGATTATCAGAGAGAATGGGAGAAACAACAGGCAGAACAAGCACAAAGAAACTGGGAAGCACAACAAGCAGAACAGAAAAGACAATTTGACGCTCAACAAGCATTACAACTTCAACAATTAGCAGCACAAAGAGCAGCGGCAGCAAGTAGATCCAGTGGTGGTTCTTCAAGTTCATCTTCTTCTGGAGTTAGATCCATAACAACAGGTGACATAGATTCAATTGTTAATAGCACTATTAACACAGCTGACAAGAGAAAAGGATTGAACGCAATGTTAAGCGACTTAAAGGGCATGACTAGTGACCAAGCTGCGTTATTAAGGAACTATGTTACAAACGCATTAGGAAGAATAAGATATGACACCGAAGACACCGGAGTTAATAATTCAAGTAGAAGAATTGGTGGTAATGCAGTTTATTAGGAGGGGTATTTATGAATCCAGCATTAAAAAAATACTTTGGGGATTCTATAAATCAATTAGAAAAACCTCAATTAAGTAGAGAAGAAAAAGCTTTAACAATTTCAATAAACACTCCTAATGGAGTTAACCCTATACTATCTAAATATGGGATATCATCAAAACCATATGAAAAACCAGTTGCAAACACTAATAACTCTGAAAGCATATTCATTGATTCCCCTTTAACAAATGCTAGGACCAATTATATAAATCAAAGAACACAAGAACTTCAAAAAGAATACGCCCCTTTAAAAAATGACAAACTATTCGGATTAATTAAAGGTAAATCAGATGAAGAAATAAACCAAATAGTTAACAAGAATCTACAAGGATATATAAATGCTTATGATAAAGAACAGGGTAACAAAAATAAAACTATCCCTACTAATCCAACAGACTATAAAGAATTTTACAAGAATGATGTATTAGGAGATAGTAATTTACCTGGATTTATCAAAGACTTTGCAGCTAATGTAGGATTGGTAAATACTAAACTACAAAAGAACCCTGTTACCGGAAGATATATTCAAGCTATGAACCAGAATAGTGGACAGAATGTTACAGATGATTTAGGGAATGTAGTGGAAGCCCCTACAACAGGTAATAAGATACTTGATACACTAATAGATATCCCTGCTAATATAGGTGCTAATATTGTCGGTAATCAAGCAATAGGCGCAGGTAACTTTTATAGTCAAACAGGGAAAGTTGCAGATAATTTAATTAATCGTACAAACTTACAAAACCCATTACTTAAAGCAGCTGCTAGAGGCGGAGCAGAAAATGCATTGCAAGAAGGTTTAATGTCAGTATCACAAGACGATAATGTTAAAGATATTGCTAAGAATGCCTTAATCGGAGGACTTCAAGGAGCTGCTTTTGGTGGAGCTTTAGAAGCTGGAGGACGAGGATTAAATAGACTTAAAAATTCAGCAGTTACAAGTTCAAATACTATAGAAGATGGTATTAAAATGTCTCCAAAATTAAAACAAGTAGGTGACATTAATTATAACAATGTTGATATGCCTTTAAATGATACTATAAGCAATTCTAAACTAAAAGTTATGAATAGTGATATAGAAAGGACTACTAACTCTATAGACGTTCCTATTCAAGGTAATAGCGCCAATTTAGATATTAATAAGCCCAACGATTCTATAAATATCCCAAGGAATAATGCTAATTATCCAGAAGGGGAAAGTAGATGGAAAAGCACGGTTCAAAATGATAATAATACAGATCCTGAACTTCAAAGATTATTAGCTAAAACCAGTATAAAATATGATATATCTAATAATAGAGACGTTCTAAATGTAGCTAAAAAGATGATAGATACCGATATTGATTCAGCTCTTAA